TATTATATTGATTGATATGTCAACTAGCCAAGCCTAATTCAACGGCTAGTTGCTTTGCTTGGTCATCATCTATGTGTCTCCAACTATGACCTTCACTTATTTGTTCTGGTGTTTGTGCTTGTTCTTGCGTTATAGATTGCTTGATACCTTGTAGTTTATTCATAAGATACCAACCATTATTAACATAGCCACCTTGATTCATTTCATCATTCCATCTGTAAGTTCCGTAGCTATACTCAACAAACCAAGCATCATTAAGTGGTATTGTTTTTTTACCAATGATACCAACAGCTTGTATACAAACTTCTCTGTTTAGATCATACCATTCTTTACGACAATGATGACTACACCAATAACCAAGATAGTCTTGTGCTTTAAAAGATTGATAATACTTATTACCTTTACTGCCACGAATCTGTGCATTTGATTTTCTTTGTACACATTTTATATTCTGACACCATATATCACTAGCCATTACAACTCCCAATCTTCCCACTTCTTATTGAGTAATGCTTTCTTAAAATCAAATGTGACTTTAGGATACTCAATTAGAAACTTCTCTTTGTTGTGTAAATAACTGATTTTTAAGCATTTTTTGCCAATGATTAAAAACTTTAGTCTATCATTCAAAGGTATGTTTCTCCACTTATAACCCTCTTTGATATCTAAATCAGTAACGAGTAAGTTATCTTCTGGTTTGCTTGTACGCTTACCACCTTTGAGATGTAATCTCTCTCCAGTAGTTCCATCAATATGCCATTGCCTACCTTTGGTATCGAATCGCATAACTCTTTTTTCACCGAGTATCTCGTATCGTTTAGGTTTCTTATAAAAGAAAGCACGACCTTTTCTAGCCTTGTTTTCTTTGATAGCTTCCTCAACGAATATATGAAACTCATCTTTAGTTATAGTTTCAGCTTTCATGTTTCTCCTATATTGTTGATTGATATTCGGGGTAAGTGTTGCTGACCAGTAGATAACAGCTGTTATACGCATTGCAATGTACATCACTCGGCACTTACCCCCCTTGATTGTTTCTGCTCACTACTGTTAGGCGAGATTCTAAAACAAAAAAGGACAGCCAACTCTCGCTGACTGCCCTTACATATTATAACATTTATTGTTCTATGTCAATTAGCTTTTGCTTTTCAAACTCTGGATCGTAATAGCTTACCCAGTATTTTCTATCTACTGTTTCACAGAAACTAGCAAATACTTTATTACCATTGTAAGTATTATAACCCCATACTTCTCCGTTACCAGATTTGTAATTAGGGTTTTCCATAAAAGTTGTGATAGCTTCAACTTTATCTGAACAGAACTCATAAGGTTGTAGCTTTGACAATACTTCATCAAAGCCACCACCTATATACATTAAAGTGATTATCACTTCCATGTTATTTAGTTGCCACTTTGATCTTCGTACATCTCAAATGGTTTATCTGGTAATGTAATGGTCATATTGTGTTTTTCCCACAATGCAACATCTCCATTCCAATTTCTCCAACATTCTTTCATTTTTGCCATAATATGCAACTGATCTTGTGTAGGTCTTTTTTGAGTCCTAACAAGATAATGCAACTCTGCCAAATAATCTTCGAATGAAGTTTTCCATTTGAGATTCCAAGATGTGTCAACTTTTGGTTTGTTGTCTAACATATGTTACTCCTTGTTGAGTAAGCATAGTATATAAAAAAACCCCATGTATGTCAAACATACACAGGGTTATCTTTTTACTAGAGAGGGCTAAAAAGTTTGTAATTTTTAATCTAGTAAAGTCATATATGCTTTAGCATTGAGCTTACTAAATTTATCTAAACATTTTTGCATTGTGTTGTAATCACCATCAAATTCTGCTTCTTTGATTGTAATATAAAGTTTATGTTCTTCTGGTGTTAGCATTTCACTTTCACCAGAAAAAGGGTTTGTTGTTTTTATTTTTTCTGACATATTGTTTATCTCCCTAATATTATATCATCAAATTGTTTTTTTAATTCTTCTGATATATTATCTAATTGACTTGTTGAAGTGTATATCTCTTTCAACTTGTTTAGTTTATTTGTTTTTACTTCGAGACTAGTAGCAAGATACAACCTATCTTTATTTCTGGATTGTACCTCTGGTATACCCCATTTTGTTTGATCTGTCATAATTATCCTTTTAATGTTTTATATAAAATGCACTATTTTGAACATCAACTTTTTTAGTTAATGAATAAACAACTGATTCATGCCTACTATAAATATTAATAGCATCTATTAAAGTTTTTAAAGTAGTTTTAGAAGTTGTTTTATTTTTTTTATCATACATATAAACAACTGTATCTTTTTTACTCATAGTTTTCTCCTTTGTTATATTAATAACTATATAATAAAAAAAGCCCCATGTCAAACTGACACAGGGCTTTAAGGTGCATTATAATTACCTCTCTTTACTATGGTTATACTGCAACGAAACTAATCAATACGCCAAGCACAATCCATAATAAAGAAACATACAATATAGCTTTCATATTTTTATCCTTTCGTTGTAATAAAATCTTATTACAGAATAAATTATATGTCAACTAAATTAACTGATTGAAAAGAAATGACCAAACCAATAAATTTATAACTAGAAGTGAATAGAATATTATATTTTGTATCATTAAATTATTCCCCCGTCTCCGACATTGTATTTACACAAGCATTTACAAACTTATTTTTGTTAAATGCTTTGTTGTCTTTTTCAAAATAGTTAGCAAGATTATAAATTAAGTCAGTAATATATTCTGATTTACTTATAATTTTTGCTATTTCTACATAGTTTTTTTTGCTTAAACTCATTTCTTAACCTTTGGTTTTACTTTGTTGATAGTGTTTAAATATTCTCTATTTCTAC